TCTAACTTGTTTATATAAAAATCCCTAGCGTAGCTTTCTAACTTCTTAATATATTCATCACTCATACCATCTCTCCTTCTTTGTTAAACTTCCACTCGTTGATACTGCACATCTCAATCAGGTTCTCGTCGCTCATGATGTATTCGTATTCTTTCCTAAGTCGTCTGTATATATCATCAGCGTAGTCTTTAGCACTCTCGAACATGGCTTCTTCTAAATCGTTAGGGTCTGTGTATGGAAAGCCTGATGATCTGATGATGTTGTGTAGGTCTGTGTATCGCATACCATTAAAGATACTGTCGCCTTTGAGGAACGCATCTTCATCTCTGATACCGAACCCATCAATATCATCTACCCAATCTAAACCATTACAGCGCATGGTGTTGCTGTGTGAATACCTACCGCTAAAGCTAACACCTAAATGCTTGTCGCAGTATTCTTCTCGTATCAAAGTAAGCCATGCTTCTCTACCTATACTGTCCTCGGTATGCGTCTTGAGCCATTGAGCTAAATCAACTTGTCCTTCCCAACAAGCGCCATCACCTTGTGAGTAAAAGCCTGTAAAGTTTATGTCGTTGATAACAAAGCCTAGTTGATAGCCCTCACTCTTGGCATCATCGTAGATATAGTCCCACCAATCATGCTCTGCGCCATGCTCTTGCCACCAATGCCTGATCCTCTCTAACGCTTCGTCTTGCTCTAGTTCTATAAGTTGTTGGATAGTGTAGGTCTGTGGTTCTACTATGGTTTCCATACTTTCTCCTTTCGTGGTGGAGGGTTTCTCCACCTGTTGTTAATTGAATGAGATTGTGGCGGTGCTTAGTTTCTCTCGTAGATATTCTTCTACTTTCTCTTGCACCATATCATCTAGCCGATCATCAACAATACTTTCAATCTCACTAGCTACATCAATATGGTCATCTAAGCTAAAGCTATTACTGAAGTGTGACTCGACTGCGCTTTCAATCTCATAGCTTAAGTCTGTGTTCTCGATGATGTCGGGGATTTCATTACGCACCTTTTCGTTAAACCATTCAGCGTTCTCCAAGATGGTATTGACTGCGCCAACAAAATCGCCCCCCGAAGAAGATGACACTGGTTGCTTATCCTGTGCTTGTAGTTCTAGGATTGCGTTGATAAGGGTGTTGAATGATTGCGTAAGTTGTTGTGCTAGTTGATGTATGTTTGGTTTGTTGATCTCCTCGATTGGTTTGTGAAACTGTGTCAGGTCTACTGGGGTATATTGCGCACCAGTTGCGCCTTGTATGGTTTCTGCTTGCTCCATGAATTGCTCCTTTGTTGCGGGTTGAATGTTGTCAAATATCTTGCGGTTTTCTATTGCTTGTGCCACCGCATCAAACGCTTCTTTCTCCTCAGGTGTTTCGGTTAAGTCTTGCATTGTGAATGTAGTCATCTTAGTTTCCTTTCAGTTGGTTGCGTGTTTTATTTATTGCATCTAGTGGGTCTGTCGCTAATACTAGACCCGACACGATACTGCCATCTTCTGCTTCATAACTTACTTCGTGCATTACATACTCTTTACTATCGTCTTTCTCTACACATACTGCCGTTAAGTTCTTCATGCTAGTTCTCCTATCTGATTGTGATTGATTGATTACGAAACTCTTTCTTCTCGCCCAAGTAGCTGGCATCAAACCCATACACCCCCGCCATTGGGCTAATAGCTTTCTCCACAAAGCCCCTTGTGTATTTGTTTGTTGGGATTAGGCTAGTAGCCATATGCCCCGCCGTTGTAGTAGGCATAGTGATCCATGTAAATCTCAATACTCTTTTCATGCTAGTTCTCCTTCTTCGGTTAGGATTGGTTTGATTTGGTTTGTATCTATGTCTATGTTGATGTATTTATGCACACTCAAGTAATCCCACAGGTCATCTACATCACCGCCATCATCTTGCTCGATGTCCTCTAGCTCCTCGCCCAGTCTGTAAAACAAATACGCTGAGTCCTCGTATAGCTCGACCGCTTCCTGATACAGGCTAGTGTGCGCCTTGACTTCTTTGTATTCGGAATACCACTTCCAATCAGGCACATGAAATAATAGCTTGTCATCTTCTAGTTGCTTAAGTTCTTTCAGAGCTTCGTTGATGTCGGGGTCTTGCTTGACAAGTTGTAATGCAATAAAGCTATCCCTCTGTTCCTTGTCTTTGAATCTGATTATGTATGCCACCTCTGATCTATATCCCATCTCTACCTCCCTATATAAATAACTACATGAACAAACAAATATAAATAAGCTAAGGTCATAGCCACCCTAGCAAACAAGTCCCCGCCGTTGATCCAGCTTTTACTCCATCTCATAGCATCACCTTTTTAAGACCTAGTTTGTGGAAGCCTTGCGTGGTGTAGAGATACCCATCACCACCAGTAAGAACCCTGACCCTTGCGGTTTCATCGCACTCGTATATCTCCAATATCTCATACCGCCTGTAGTATCCCTTGATATCCTTCCTGTTTACCCACTCGTTCTCGTTTACTTCTCTGCCTGTCTTAACTACTATGACTTTGCTTTTCATTTTGATTTCCTTTCTTAGATTTAGTTTGTTTGGGACGAGCGAAGATCGTCCGTCGGTTCGCTTTGCTACTCTTTGGTAGTGCGTTGTAGTGGCTAGTGAGCCTAGCCTTATCGTCTTTATCTACCCAGTCTGTCCAGTCCCGCTTGTTTCTATCTGTGTTTATTGGTGTAGCTCTGCGGTTGATTTTGTTTTTAGTGAGGGTGGTGCGGGTAGCAAGCAACACATCTAAATAGTCTAAATAAAAACAAAACAAATCGGGGTTGATGTATTCGTGGTATGCAAGGTTTGATCTGACTGTCTTGATGTGGTTCGATAGGGGTTTAATCATGTCGTTCCACCGCTTAGCTCGCACCTTGTCCTCGACTCGTTGCTTGTTTACTACTTCCTTGCGTAGCCTCACCCTTTCTTTTATTTCAGCCATTAGATTTAACGGCGTTTTCTTTTTTAGGAGGGTATTGTGTAGTTGGTTAGGCGATAGCTTTGAGTATGGCGTGTGTCGTATCGTCATGTTGGTTGTGATCCTTTCGGTTTGTTAAGTCGTTTGTGTAGTAGGTGGAGAAGTCCTCCACCAAAATAGTCCACTATGTCCGTTGGTTATGAAAGATGTCCGCACATAGTGGACGCCCGCTAGCCCTTGTAGTATATGGCTCAAAGAGATTTCGGTCAAATAGTCAACCGATTTTAGAAAAATACTAAAGCCAAGACAAGCCAAGAGAAAAGTGTCCACTTATGAGAGAACCCTATATATATTATTTATTTCTTTATTTATATATATACTATTGTGCGCAAAGTGGACAGACCCATATAGTAAAAGGGCTAGAGGGTGGCAACTAGGGCGACAGTATTTCATAACCACTTGACTATTGTCCACCGCCCTAGATTGGTGCATACCTAGCCTCTCTGTGCCATCTCCCACTCCTTTCTTTGTATCTCTGCAAGCCGTATAGTGGTCATAGCGACCCATTCACCAGCGAGTTGATCCTCCCCCCTTAACTTCTTGACGGCATTGATAGCGGGCTTCATATGGGCATAGGTTTGTATCTCATCTCGCTTCGTTCTTTTAAATTCCAAGATGAAGCCGTCTTTTTTGTAGGCAACTACAAAGCCTACTGGGTTGCGTTGTGATTGGTGTTTCATTTGATTCTCCTTAGATGTTTAACTCGAATACAACTTGTTGTGCAATGTGTTGCCACGCTTCTTTGCTGATGATTGAGTTGCCCCAATCGGTGTTGTCTTGCAATACATCTTTAGCGTAGCGACGCATCGCCTCCACTAGGAACGCTTCACCGAGTGGGTCTTGCTTAACTACTTTGATAATATCTTTTGCTACTGACATAACATTCTCCTTTGGTTTGACATAAAAACGAACTGCGTAGAAGCCTCGCTTCCTCGCCCGATCACAGAACTTCTGACAAAAACGCTTTGCGCTGTGCTGGCGTGAGGGATTTGAACTGTGTAAGTAGTTTAGCAACTGGGCTTGGCTTTGCTTTTGGTTTGGTGGAGGTTTTCTCCACCTTGTTGCTTTGTGGCATATAGTATTTGAGCATGACTCTTGCTCTCTCCGTTGCGTCTGTGCCACCCTTGTGCTTAGCCTGAAAGCCTTGTGAGCCAGCGAAAGCCCCTTTATTTATTTCAATCGTAGCCACCTTCTTCTTGATACTGATAAGCCTTGCGACTGCACTACGCATCTCCAACTGTTGCGTGGGCTTAGCCGTATTGAATACAGGCAGGAACTTAGCCATTGCATCACCAAGATTGAAACCTGACTCGATGTGTTGCTCGACTGCTTTGAGGTATGAATTGAACTGTTGCATTTGAAACTCCTTTGTTGTGTATCGGCTTGGGGAATCCCTCACTCGATACCTCTATTATACCAAATGGGCTACTATCCCTAGTATCAATTCAGCCTATTCTGACCCCACCCTACCCCCACCAAGCCGTTTTGCCATAGCCAACCCCACTGCGCCCATACACTGTTTCGCTGGCGCAAACCAAAAAATGTCAAAATTTTGTAAAAAAATTCTATGAGGCATGTCAAACGGGGTATAAGTTTTGTAAAAAATTCCAAGGACTATGTCAAATCTTAGACAACTACGCCCATAAAAAAACCCCGGACGTTTTAAGCCCGGGGTCAAACCTCACACCAACGCCACAACGAAAGGAGAAGTAAAAGCGCTGGTACAGGCAAGTATAAACAAAAATCAACACAACACACAAAAACAAAAACCTAGTACAATCAGACAAAATCGTGGACCCCCACGCAACCAATAGGGAATTTGATTTGATCTTAGATCACTTAGTCTCAGCTGCAGCCGCTGATTTTGCTCCGGAAACCCTTCCGGACGAGACCCTGTTTGTCCCTATAAAAAACGCAAGCCCTGCCCAAACATTAGATGCGCAGAGTAAGACGGCGGACTGGCTAAAAGAAATTACCGACGAAGATGAAGAGCTCTTGGAAAGAGCGCAAGAGGACAGGGTAAACGACGCCTTCCTAGCTTTAACCACATCCCACCCAGACGCCCAAGAAAAACTGTTACAGATGGAAGTTCCAGAAGAAGTTAAGGCAGCCGTGTCTATGGTGACGGCCTATCAGTGGAAATTTGTAGAGCAGGCGCAAGAACTTCGCAGTATGTCCGTAGCAAAAATAGTAAAAGAAACAGAACATCCGGATGCCCGGATACGCCTAAAGGCGTTGGAGTTACTTGGAAAAGTAACGGAAGTAGCGCTGTTCACAGACCGAGTTGAAGTTAAAAAGACTGAGATGAGCGACGAGGAACTCGAGCAGCAAATTAAGAAAAAGCTAGAGAAGTACATGGGCGTGGTGGACGTGACGGACGTCGAAGAGATAGAAGTGGTAGAAAAAGTGGTTAAGGCGGAGAGCCGCGACGAAGAATGAGTCTAGATTTTTTAACCCCAGAAGAAGCATTCGCAGCGCAGAAAGCGCTAAAGGACATGACCGTCACCGAGAAGCTAGCCTTCCTAGAAGAGCTAGAAGAAAAGGAAAGACGCCACAAGTTAAAGTCCGCGCAAGATAACCCCATCGAGTTTGCCAAGTACGTGTACCCGGGATTCAAAGTAGGGCCACACCACAAGAAGCTGGCAAAGATATTCGACGACGTGGTTCAAGGCAAGAAAAAGCGGGTAATTATTAATATTGCACCAAGGATGGGCAAATCCGAGTTTTCGTCTTACCTGTTTCCGGCATACTTTCTAGGTAAATACCCTGATAAGAAAATCATTATGGCCACGCATACCGCGGGTTTATCAGAGGACTTTGGACGGAGAGTGAGGAACTTAATTGATAGTGAGGAATACCATGAAGTCTTCCCAAGCACCATCGTCGCCGACGACCAAAAAGCAGCAGGAAAATGGTCTACTGGCGCTGGCGGTCAGTACTATGCTGTGGGTGTCGGGGGCGCTCTCGCTGGGCGGGGCGCTGATTTGTTTGTTATTGACGACCCTCATTCTGAACAGGATATAAAGGCGAACAGCCGCGCAACGTTTGATAATGCGTGGTCTTGGTTTCAAACCGGTCCGTTGCAGCGTTTAATGCCGGGGGGTGCGATCATAGTAATTATGACTAGGTGGAGTCTTGTAGATTTAACAGGTCGCCTCGTTAATTTTACGATGCAGAACCCCGAAGCAGAACCATGGGAAGTAGTAGAACTGCCGGCCATCCTCCCATCTGGTAAAAGTCTCTGGCCTGAGCAGTGGCCACTCGAACAACTAGAAGCAAAGCGTCTTCAGATGGACCCACGGTACTGGAACGCCCAGTACATGCAAAACCCCACAGGCGACACGAGCGCCCTGATAAAACGAAGCGACTGGAGAATCTGGGAAGCAGAAGACCCACCCACTTGCGAATACATTATTCAGTCTTGGGATACGGCGTTTGAAACAAAGACAACATCTGACTACAGCGCCTGCACAACATGGGGTGTTTGGTATAACGAGGAAGAGGGCAACGCCCCACAGTTAATCCTGCTAGATGCTTTTAAAGATCGGATGACATTCCCAGAACTAAAGGCGGTAGCGCTCAAACACTATAACGAGTGGCAGCCTGATGCGTTCATAATCGAGAAAAAGGCCAGCGGAGGCCCGTTGATACAAGAACTTAGACGGATGGGGCTACCCGTACAAGAAACAAACCCATCTAGAGGCAACGATAAAATTGCCCGTGTTAATTCCATTACAGACTTGTTCGCTTCAGGTATAGTCTGGGCTCCAGATAGGCGGTGGGCCAAGGACGTAATAGAAGAAGTAGCAGCGTTCCCAGTCGGCGAGCATGATGACTATGTGGATACGGTGAGCCAAGCGCTTATGCGGTACAGAAATGGTGGGTTTGTTAGTTTAGATACTGATGAAAAAGATGACTTAACCTATAAATACAGACGAAAGGCGGCGTATTACTGATGTTAAATAACTTTTTTTGGGTATATCCAAGCGTAATTTCCTCTCCTCTATGCGATTACATGGTTAAAACTGCGCCATGGAAGGATAAATTTGCCGCAGAGCTGTCGAAAGACAACGAGAATCTGTTTGTTGATGATGAAATTAGAAAGACGGAAGTTACTTTTACTACACCGTACACCCCACTTGGTTGCATGATGCAGACCTTTACCAGCTTAGCTAACAAAGAAGCGGGTTGGAACTTTGATGTCGACTCGTTTGAGAAGATTCAGGTAGGGAAATACGAGGCAGGCGGCCATTATGATTGGCATATTGACAGTTTTGTGCCCGATAAAGACAAAAAACAGCGTAAACTATCGGCAGTAGCGTTCTTAAGTGACCCCGAGAGCTATGAAGGTGGCGTATTTGAATTTAAAATAGCGCTACTACCGGAAAAAATGCCGAAGGGCACCATTATAGTTTTTCCGTCAGTATTAGAACACCGCGTTACTGCCGTTGATAGCGGCACACGATACACTGCAGCGTGCTGGGCTTCAGGTCCAGCTTTTAAATAGGATACATTATGGCAATTGATAAGGGCTTATACCAAGCACCCAAGGGTTTAGAAGAACTGACGCAAAATCAGGAACCAGATATTGAGATTGAAGTTGAAGATCCAGAGTCGATGCACATTAGTGCGGGCGGTTTTGAGCTTGATATCGAGAAAATGGATGAAGAAGACGGCAGCGAAGAGTTTAATGAGAACTTAGCTGACGTAATGGATGCCGGTGATTTAGAGTCTTTAGCTTCCGAGTTGTCTGGCGATATTGATAATGACCTAGCTTCCCGCAAAGACTGGGAGCAGATGTACAAAGATGGTATTACGCTACTTGGTTTGAAGTTTGAAGAAAGAGTAGAACCATGGGACGGCGCTTGCGGTGTGTTCCACCCAATGATCACTGAGGCGGTCGTGCGTTTTCAAGCTGAAGCCATCATGGAGACTTTTCCAGCTAAAGGCCCAGTAAAGACACAGATCATTGGTAAAGAAACCCGTGAAAAAGTAGAAGCAGCGCAGCGTGTTGAGATGGATATGAACTACCAGCTCACAGAAAAGATGCCTGAGTTCCGCAACGAGCACGAGAGAATGCTGTGGAATCTGCCATCAGCAGGTTCAGCGTTTAAGAAAGTCTATTACGATCCATCTATCGGTCGTCAGATTTCGATTTTTATTCCAGCAGAAGACATCATCCTGCCATATGGCGCTAGTGAGATTGCATCATGCCATCGTGTAGTACATCGCATGCGCAAGACTAAGATTGACCTAGTTAAGCTACAACGCGCTGGATTCTACAGAGACGTTGAGCTGGGCGAGCCACAAAAGTTCCGCACTGAGATTCAAGAAAAGAAAGATAAAGAGACCGGCTTTACAGCTACGTACGATGATCGCTTTGAGTTGTACGAAGCGCACGTTGATTTAGATTTACCCGGCTTTGAAGATAAAGACGACAGTGGAGAGATGACCGGTATTGCTCTGCCATATGTTGTAACTATGATTAGAGGTACAAATGAGATTCTTGCGATTCGTAGAAACTGGAAAGAAGAAGATCCGCTCCGTCTTAAGAGACATCATTTTGTTCATTACCAGTACATACCCGGCTACGGTGCTTATGGCTTTGGCTTATTCCATCTTATTGGCGGTTTTGCTAAGTCAGCTACTTCCATCTTGCGCCAGCTTGTCGATGCCGGAACCCTATCGAACCTGCCGGGTGGCCTGAAGTCTAGAGGTTTACGTATTAAGGGCGATGACACACCTATCGCTCCGGGTGAGTTTAGAGACGTTGATGTCGGTAGCGGAACTATTCGTGACAACATTCTGCCACTCCCATACAAAGAGCCATCTGCAGTTTTAGCAGGTTTGATGGATAAAATCATTGAAGAAGGTCGTCGCTTTGCAGCAACTTCTGATATGCAGATTTCTGATATGTCGGCTAACGCCCCAGTGGGTACAACTTTAGCTATACTAGAGAGAACCCTTAAGGTAATGTCTGCAGTTCAGGCTCGCGTACACTACGCCTTAAGACAAGAACTAAAACTCCTCGCTGGGATTATCCGAGACTACACCGACGATGACTACAACTATGAGCCAGAAAGCGGTGACTACCACGTCAAAAAGTCCGACTACAGTCATGTGGACGTGCTACCTGTATCCGATCCTAACGCGGCCACCCTTTCTCAGAGAGTGGTCCAGTACCAAGCTGTTATCCAATTGGCGCAGTCAGCACCACAGATTTATAACCTTCCCCAGCTGCACCGGCAGATGCTTGACGTTCTTGGAATTAAAAACGCCGACAAACTGGTGCCTTTGGAGGACGACCAGAAGCCAAGAGATCCTGTAAGTGAAAACATGGCTGCCCTAAAAGGCAAGCCACTAAAAGCGTTTATGTACCAAGACCACGAGTCTCATATCAAGGTACACCAGATGGCTATGCAGGATCCGCTAGTTCAGCAGCTGATTGGCCAAAACCCACAAGCTCAAGCAATTCAGGGAGCCATGCAAGCGCATATTGCCGAACATTTAGGCTTTGCTTATAGAAACAAGATCGAGCAAGCTATGGGTGCAGCGCTACCCGCACCAGACGCAGAGATGCCAGAAGATATGGAGATTCAGATTTCTCAGCTGGTCGCACAGGCTGCTCCACAAGTATTGGCTCAATCTCAAGCTGTTGTTTCGCAACAACAAGCCCAGCAAAACCAGCAAGACCCAGTTATGCAGGCACAGCTTATTGACCAGCAGGTTAAACAAGGCGAACTCGAGCGTAAGAAAGCTAAGGATGCGCAAGATGCCCAGTTCAAGCAACAAGAATTGGCGCTCAAAGCACAGGAACTTAAGCAAGAAGCGTTTAACAAGACCGCCAATATCATGCTACAAGCAGAAGACAAACGCGTTGGCAAACACAAAGCCACAGCCGATGTTGCACTGCAAGCGGCTCAAATCCAACAGCAGGATAAGCACCACAAGGTCAATACTGCCAAAGATTTGTTTACCCACCAGTCTGATTTATTAAACCAACAAACCCAACCTGAAGGAGGCACTGAAGAGTGATCGACCTACTAACGGCTGATTTCATAGCCGCAATGCGTGACAAGTTGCGCACAGATATGAATAACTACACTGATGATTTGGCAAATGGTCAGTGCACCACCTTTGAGCAGTACAAAGAGCTTTGCGGAGTGATTCGAGGTCTAGCTTTCGCAGAGCGCCACTTACTTGACCTCGCTGAGTATTTACAGAAAGAAGAAAACGATGAGTAACATCGCCTTACCACCGGAGGGGTTAATCCTTCCACCCGGCGTAGATATGCCGGTAAAGCAAAATGCTCCGACTGAAGAAGAGTTGGCAGCCATGGACGCTGTAGAAAAAGCAACGCAGATGCCCCAGCCATCAGGTCATAAGATTCTTTGTGCCTTGGTTGATGCAACTGATAAATTTGATAGCGGGATTATTAAGGCTGATGAAACAAAGATGGTTGAGGAGTTAACTTCCCCAGTCCTGTTTGTTATTCGCCTAGGTGTTTCAGCATATAAGGATACAGATCGTTTCCCAGACGGGCCTTGGTGCCAAGAAGGTGACTTTATCCTAACACGCCCATACACCGGCACCCGAATCAAGATTCACGGAAAAGAGTTCCGTATCATTAACGACGATCAAGTTGATGGCACAGTTCTTGACCCCCGTGGCATTTCACGCGTTTAATAAGGAGCTACCATGGATGAGCAATTTAAGTTTCCAGATGAGGATAAAGAATTTCCTACAGCGGAAGACAGAGAAGAGTTACAAGTAACAGCGGAAGGCGATGAGGCGGAGATTGTCATTGAAGACGATACCCCCGAGCGTGACCGTAAGGCACAACCCCTAGCACGTGAAGTTGATGATCCTTCGGAAGAAGAGATTGATGGCTACACAAAGGGAGTTCAGAGCAGAATCAAGGAGTTAACCCATGCCCGTCATGACGAGCGCCGTGCAAAAGAAGCAGCACTGCGTGAGCGTGAAGAGGCTTTGAAGTTGGCTCAACAGATTCTTGAAGAGAACAAAAAACTTAAGCAGTACGTACAAACCGGCGAAACTTCATACCAAGAAATGATGAAGACTGCTGCCGAAAGCGAGATGGACGCAGCCCGTCGTAAGTTGAAAGAAGCGCAAGAGTCTTTTGATACCGACGCTATTATTGCTGCCAACGAAGCTTTGACTGCTGCAATGTTTAAGAAGGAAGCGGCGAAAAATTTTAAGCCAACCCCTTTACAAACAGAGGAAAAGGATGTAACAATACAACCATCGGTACAAGATGTCCCACGGCCCGACGAAAAAACCTTGCGCTGGCAAGCCAAAAACCAGTGGTTCGGTAGCCCGGGATATGAAGAAATGACAGCCTTCGCACTTGGACTGCACCAAAAGCTAGTCGCCACGGGTGTTGACCCGCGTAGTGAAGAATACTTCGAGCGCATTGATGCTCGCATAAAGACGGTGTTTCCTGATGTATTTGAGGATTCGACACCTAGCCGTAAACAAACGGAACCTGCTAAAAAACCGGCAACAGTGGTGGCTTCAGCGTCCCGCACTACGGGAGCGAAAAAAACAGTCAAGCTAACAGCAACTCAAGCAGCACTTGCTGACAAACTTGGAATCCCACGTGAATTGTATGCTAAGGAATTTTTAAAACAGGAGGCCCGTAATGGCTAATAGTCGCACACCCCGTGATATTGACACACGTGAAAAAAGTCAAACTCGTGCAGTTTATCAACCTGCAGCAACACTACCTACTCCAGCTCCTCAAGATGGTTATAGCTTCAGATGGGTAGCAACAGCGGTAAATGGGCAAGATGTTCCTACTAACGTGTCACAAAAGTTTCGTGACGGTTACGAGCCTGTAAAGGCAGCGGATCATCCTGAGCTTATGTTACCGGGTAATGCGGAAGGTAACGTTGAAGTGGGTGGTCTAATGCTTTGTAAGATCCTTACTGAGAAACTAGCAGCACGAGATGAGTATTACCAGAAGCAAGCACAAGACCAAATGAACTCGGTTGATAACCATTTCATGCGGAACAATGATGCTCGTATGCCTTTATTCTCTGACCGTAAAACGACAGTTAGTAAGGGTGGCGGGTTTGGAAGCGGTACAAAATAATTTTTAGGAGGCTTTATGAGCACAGTATCAAGTCCTTATGGACTAAAGCCGATTAATCTAATCGGCGGTCAATCGTTTACTGGCGGAACAATCCGTGAGTATTTGATGACTACAAACAATACAGCGCCAATCTATACCGGCGACTTAGTGCAGTTAGGTGCAGCCGCAGCTGGCCAACCTACTGTTGTTACAGCTTCACCAACTACCAGCTCTGTTGGTATCGCTGGTGTTTGCGTTGGTGTTCGTTACCAGTTATCTGGTCAGCAACTCGGCTATCCTTTGTATGCAGAATATCTGCCTGCAAACGCCGTAACTGCTGGTTACACCAATATTTTCATTCGCGTAGTAGAAGACCCAGATCAACTGTTCCAAGTTCAAAGCTTGGGTTCTGTTGGTTACGGTTCTATCGGTAAGACTGCTGCTTTGGCAAACTTCACCGGTGGTACAAGCTCTACAACTGGTAATACAACTTCTGGTAACTCAGTTGTTGCGTTGTCAGCTACTATTGCTAATACAAACGCGTTGGCTGTCAAGATTGTCGACTTGGTTAACTCCAGCTCTACTTTCGGTGGCAACTTCCCATCTAACCCCGGTGACGCATATACCGATTGCATCGTTAAGTTGAACTTTGGCGTGCATCAGTACTATCAGTCCGCTGGTACAACCGCTTAATAAAGGAGCTATAACATGGCTATTTCACGTTCACAGCTCTTAAAAGAGCTACTCCCCGGTCTAAACGCATTGTTTGGTTTAGAGTACAAACGCTACGGCGAAGAGCACAAAGAGATTTACGAAACTGAATCTTCTGAGCGTTCATTTGAAGAAGAAACCAAACTGTCTGGCTTCTCGGCTGCTCCAGTCAAGAACGAAGGCGGCGCAATTTCTTATGACAATGCGCAAGAAGCTTTCACAGCTCGTTACTCACACGAAACCATTGCTTTGGGCTTCTCAATCACTGAAGAAGCGATTGAAGATAACTTGTATGACTCATTGTCTGCTCGTTACACCAAAGCATTGGCTCGCGCTATGTCCTATACCAAGCAAGTTAAAGCAGCATCTGTATTGAACAACGGCTTCAGCTCCAGCTATGTTGGTGGCGACGGCGTATCTTTGTTCAGCAATGCTCACCCATTGGTATCTGGCGGCACAAACAGCAACGTTCCTTCTACCCCAGTTGACTTGAATGAGACTTCTTTGGAAGCCGCTACCATTCAAATCGCCGCTTGGACAGATGAGCGTGGTCTCTTGATCGCTGCTAAGCCACGTAAATTGGTAATCCCACCATCATTAATGTTCGTTGCAACTCGTTTGCTTGAGACTAACCTCCGTGTTGGTACCAACAACAACGATATCAACGCCATTAAAAACAATGGTACCGTTCCAGAAGGTTACACTGTTAACCACTTCTTGACCGACATCAACGCTTGGTTCTTGTTAACCGACGTTCCAAACGGTCTGAAGCACTTCGAGCGTACACCATTGCAAAACAGCATGGACGGTGATTTCGATACAGGTAACGTACGTTACAAATCACGTGAGCGTTATAGCTTCGGTTGGTCTGATCCACTCGGAGCATGGGGCTCAAGCGGTTCTTTCTAAGAACTACCCCCTCAACGGTTTCTGACTGTTGATGTAACCCCCCAGCTCACAAGGTTGGGGGGTTTTTTATTTGTCGGGGTTTTTTAGTTCATCCCAGTGGTGTATTCTGTGATGATTGGCGCATAGCACTATGCACTTTTTTACTTCTTCCATTGCTTTGGTATAGCTTCTATCGCTAACCAAGCGGCTTACTGAGTACTCTTTGTCTTTTGGGTTTATGTGATGAAAGTCCAATACAGCCGGATGATTTTCTCCACATACTGCGCACTTTAATGTTGCTTTAAATTCTTGCCATTTTTCTTTGTTGGCTTTGTTTACTAACTTTATTGCCGCCCTAACTTTTTCTTTATTCTTTTCGTAATACTTACGGCTGCTTTGCTTGTAGTACGCTTTTTGCACGTTCTTGTCTTTGTACGGCATCTGGGTTTACCTTATATCGCCAATAGATTGAATGTTTCCAGCTCCAAGGCTGGCCGGGTCGATAGATTTTGAAGCCCGCATTGATCAGCGAGTTCGATGATGCTGGATTGTTTGTTGTATCGGTAATTAGCCAATTCCATCCTAACTTCCTAGCTTGTTTGATTCGCGCAAGTATAAGACGCTTTTGTAAACCGTGCCCAGTAAAACCATCCATCACGCCAGCTCTACATAAATAACCTGTATCGTTCCATTTCTGTGAGCGCACCAAACCCGCAAAAGCTACAGGCTTCCCGCACTCTGCATACGCAATCCACCAATGACCCCGGTCCGGCTTGTAAGGGGAATCCGCGGGTAGTATCTGTCTTTGAAGGAATAGTAGGAGATTTTGAATAGCCAGATTTCTGATGTCTACTTTTTTTACTGTGAATTTCATTTCCCATAACCCCTCAAAATATTTGCCCAATTTCTATCATTTTACTTAAAAATCCTTGCACAAAAACTAAAAAAGAGTAAACTAACGCTAACTGGGTGATTGCTTATACCGGACTGCCCCAGCAGACGATGCAACGATTGGTATGAGCTTACTTTGCATAGGACAATTTATTATGGCACGTTCCACATTTGAAGGCCCAATTCTATCGGGCGATAACCGTTTTGGCGCTTTGCGTGACGTTGGTTACGCTCGTTTAACTCAATCTGCTGGTTTAGATTTTTCTAATACTACATCTGGTACCGCTAACTATAGCGGCGCTTCAAGCCAGTTTGTGGTTTCTAACAGCATTCCTAACTTAAATGGCAACGTTTACACCCCATCATCTACTGTATATCCACCAGTAGTTGCAACCCCAACAGCTGACTCTGCTACCGCTATCTATCGTGGCGTAGTGTTTTATTTGCCTATTAACAGCCGTATCACTGCAGTTGATTTTGATATTGCTACGTTCCCAACAATTTCTTCTGGTACTTTGACTTCGGTTCAGTTGTTGGTTGGTAATCAGTTTAACGGCGCACAGTACGCTCAAACTTCTGCCTTAACTTCTGGCACAGGTCGTCAAACTGTTTCATACAGCGGTACCCAGTTAGCAAACTGCCAAGCAACTTCTTCTGATATCACTAATAGCCAGCAACCTTCCGAGTTGTCACAAGTTGTTTGTACTTTAGCTGTTGTCGGTACCACAATGACTACTTTGGCTACTGGTAAGTTCTATATCACATTGAGCTACACACAAGCCGACGGCAGCATCGGTTCTACAACTGTTTACCCATACGGTAATTTTGACTAATTAATCCCGGGGGACTTCGGTCCCCTTTTTAAAATTTAAGGAGATTAATTATGACAATGCAAACCGATGTATTATCGGCACACGTAAACGTAAGCAGTTTTGCCACAAACCCACAACGTACAAGACTTAGAGGGTTTTTTTGTGTACCTACAGGTACTGCTGGTACAGTTAATTTATGGGACAGCGCAACAGCACCGGTAACAACCGGAACCTATACTCGTTCAGGTAATACTGTAACTGTTTCTTTGACTGCTCACGGACTTGTAACTGGGCAATATATAGGCATTGCTTATGGCGCAGGTACAGGCGGAACAGCCACCAACGGTAATTATGTAGTTACAGTAGTTAACGCAAATAGCTTTACAGTTCAAGATGTTAATTCTGGAACTATTACCGGTACGGGTTCTGCTACTATTGCAACTAGATGGATTACTTCTTTTGATACAAGTGCTAGCGCAGCAGCTATAATATCCGTGCTGTTGCCGGGTGAAGGCGCATTGGTATATAACCAAATTTATGCGCAACTATCTAACGTAACTGGTATTACGATTTTTTATGGCTAAGAAAAAAGGTGTTTCGCTTGCGGTTGGTCGTGGTGAAAAACTGCCTGCATCTAAGGGCGCTGGGCTTACCGCCAAAGGTCGTGCTAAATATAATGCGGCTACTGGCTCGCATTTAAAAGCTCCACAACCTGAAGGTGGTCCTAGAAAGAAATCTTTTTGCGCTAGAATGTCTGGTATGCCTGGACCAATGAAAGATGAGAACGGCAAACCAACTCGTAAAGCAGCTAGTTTAAGACGGTGGAAGTGCGGAACAAAATGAGTGACATTGATCCAATTTCAACGGCTAGAGAACTAGCCACACACGCCAACGATATTGAGCACTTGCAGGCTGACATGGACAAGATGGTAAAAGAGATGTCTGAAATTAAAACTGCTATTCAAGCCATTCAAAAAACTTTGGCTGAAGCTCATGGCGGTTGGAGATTGTTACTTGGTGTTGGCGGCGCTGCAGCTTTAATTGGTGCTATTATGGCTAATTTGTTTCAAGGATTCTGGAGTAAGTAATGGCAGATGATTTAGCTTCTAAATATCCGGGCGCAAAAATAACTGTGGCTGGTGCGCAAGCACCTTCTGATGAGTACAGCCCAAATAGAATGGGTGAAAGCAGAATAGAAAATGAAGTTGCAAGAAACCGTTCAGATTCACGTACACTAGCCCCATACGAGAAAAAAGCAATTAAAATGGCTGCATCACGCGGTGGAGCAGGAGCTGGCGGTGGCGGAGCAGATATGGAAATGATGCACGGAATGTTGATGCCTAATCCAAAAGCTAACTACAAAAAAGGCGGTAAAGTTAAGCTGTTTAAGCACCATGACGGTATAGCGCAAAGAGGTAAGACTCGTGCCTAGCACTTCCAAAAAACAGCACAACTTCATGGCAGCAATCGCTAAGAATCCAGCTTTTGCTAAGAAGGTAGGGATTAAAGCATCTGTTGGCGAAGAGTTTTTAAAAGCTGACAAAGGTCGTAAGTTTGGTATGGGCGGTAGCCCGTCAATAACTCGTGGTGGTAAAGGAATGATCAACCGTCAAGAGACCAGAATGGGTAGCGTTTTGGGGGCATCAAAAGGTGTACCTGATATTAACTTAAACAAGTTTATTGGAAAGAAACGAGGCGGAAAAATTATGGCAATGCAAAAACAACATGGCGTTAAAACCGATGAGCCTTTTAACCCAAAAAATGTAGAAGACGGCATGAAAAAAGGCGGTAAAGTTATGGAAAAAGAATCCAAATCAGAATCAAAAAAAGAAATGGCAATGGATAAGAAACAAGACATTGCTATGATTAAGAAAGCGTTCAAAGAGCACGACGCTCAAGAACACAAAGGTGGCAAGGGCACTAAGATTACCCTTAAAAAAGGTGGCTCTGTAAAGGGCTGTGGTATTGCAACTAAAGGTTTAACAAAAGGAAGAATGGTATGAAAATGGATCACGCACCCCTCGAGTCTGGTGTAGAAAACATCAAACACGAAACACTGGCTAAATCAATGAAGATGCACGCTTCTGGTCACAAGCCACATGCTGAAGTTTTTGGCGAGCACAGCGCAGGTCATATGATTCACGACGACCACGTAGAAAAAATGTGCGGCGGCGGCTACATGGGCAAGAAGTAAACAATGAAAGCTAGTCGCGGGATGGGGGCAATGCTTCCATCTAAAAGACCTAAAGAAAACAAAAGCGCCGTTATGCTAAAAGATGGCGGTAAGGTTTGGGATAAGCCGCGCCCAAAAGGATTAGGCAAACCAAAAAAAATGTCGGAAGCCAAAAAGTCTAGCGCAAAAGCTATGGCTAAAGCGGCTGGCAGACCTTATCCTAATTTAGTCGATAACATGAGAGCAGCAAGGAAAAAATGAGATTACGTAGCGTTTTTGCATGGGTGATGAGCTTGTTTCAAAAGCCGCAGGAAGAATTGGTTTTTCCTAAAGCGGAGATTGCGGCTTGGCCTTTCCCAGTATCAGAAGATTTTCAGCCACGTCCTAAGCGTAAATACGTACGCAAGGCTACAACTCGTCCAGCTAAAAAGACTCCAGCCAAAAAAACTGTTGTTAAAAAAGCAACTAAAGTTGCTAAAAAGGCAAAGTAATGACAACTTCTGGCACCTCGTCGTTTAATCTAGATTTATCGGAACTGATTGAAGACGCTTTTGAGCGTTGTGGTGCTGAGCTGCGTACTGGCTATGACTTTAGGACTGCGCGTCGTTCTTTGAATTTGCTTACTATTGAGTGGGCAAATCGTGGCATTAACATGTGGACTATTGAGCAGGGGCAGATTACTCTTGTTCAA